GTTGTACTTAAGGTCTCGTGCTGGATGGGCACCTAGTTCTCATGTACAAGAGCAAGAGGTAGGTACTGAAGAGGAAGAGAATGAGAGTGCTGTTAGTTCCTTCATGGCTGCTCTAGGTAAGGATACTGATACAGATGAATAACCCGATATGCTAACAGCTCAATCACTAAGAGAGATGCCTGACGCTGAAGTTCAAGACGCTCTCTCTAAGATGTCTAAGAAACAGATTGAGGCTCTACAGAAAGAGTACAAGTTCTGGGCTAGACCTAACCAGATTGAACCTGAAGGAGATCATAACGTATGGTTCCTTAACTGTGGTCGGGGCTTTGGCAAGACATGGACTGGGGCTCAGTGGGTACGAGAGAAGGTTAAGGAAGGACATAGGCGCATAGCTTGTGTAGCATCTACTAACTCAGATATTGAACGTGTTATGGTAAAAGGTGAGTCAGGGTTCTTGGCTCTCTGTTCTAAATACGATAAGACTTATAAAGGTAAGGAGCTAGGATTCCCTGAATGGTCCCCAACTAAACGCTCACTGACTTGGGCTAATGGGGCTAAGGTCGAGTTCTACTCTGCGGAAGAGCCTGAACGTCTCAGGGGTCCACAATTCTCAGCGGCTTGGTGTGATGAGCTTGCTGCATGGAATAAAGACGAAGACACATGGGATATGCTTCAGTTCTGTCTCAGACTTGGTAAACATCCTAAGGTTTGTGTCACAACTACACCAAAATCTACTAAATTAGTAAGAAAACTATTAAAACACCCTAAAACTGTTATTACTACAGGTTCTACATTTGATAACGCTGCTAACCTAGCGGATACCTACCTTACTGCTGTTAAAGATCAGTACGAGGGAACTAGGTTAGGTCGTCAGGAACTCTATGCTGAGGTACTAGAGGAGAATGAGGGCGCACTCTGGACTACAGACACTATTGATGGTTGTCAGGTAGACAGAGACAAGGTTCCAGACCTCACACGTGTTGTAGTAGCACTTGACCCCGCCGTTACGGCTAATGCTGAGTCTGATATGACTGGTATTGTTGTAGCAGGTATAGATGTCAATGGCAAAGCATATATCCTCGGAGATTATACTGATAAGCTATCCCCTCAGGGTTGGGCTTCTAAGGCTATTGAACTCTATCACTCGTATGAAGCTGATAGGATTGTAGCTGAAGTCAACCAAGGTGGTGATATGGTTAAGCACACGATCCACGGAGAAGACGAGAGCGCCCCTCTGAAGATGGTTAGAGCCTCTCGTGGTAAGTATGCACGTGCGGAGCCTGTAGCGGCCTTGTATGAGCGTGGTTTAGTGTATCACGTAAGGAACCCTGAGGACGGTGACGCTAACCTTAATGAACTAGAAACTCAAATGAGAACTTGGGAGCCACTAGGTTCTATAGGTTCTCCAGATAGACTTGATGCTATGGTGTGGGCATTAACTGAACTTATGCTTAACGGATACCAAAAACCTCAACTAAAGCTCGTATACAGTAGCAATAAAGGACTGAGTTAATGACTAAGAGCCTGTCAAATACAGAATCACTGAAAATTCTAGGTGTGGCAGGCCAAAATGTCCACAATGGTAACTTCCGGGCTGATGAGTTCCTGAGAGAGCTTAAGGGTCGGGCTGCCGTTAAAAAGTACCGTGAAATGCGTGACAACGATAGTACAATTGGTGCTGTTATGTATGCTGTAGAACAGATGCTACGAGATGTTGAGATTAACGTCAAGCCTGTTGATGACAGTGATGCCGCTAAGAAAGAAAAAGAGTTTGTTGAGAGTGTCTTAGATGACATGGAACATTCCCTTGATGATCACGTAGCTGAAGCCCTCAGTTTTCTATCTTACGGGTTCTCTTGGTTCGAGGTTGTATACAAGAGACGCCAAGGTACAGACAGTAACCTTAAGAGGAAGTCTAAGTACAATGATGGTCGCATGGGTATCCGCAAATTGGCTTGTCGTTCACCTTGGACTATTGACAGGTTCGATGTAGAGCATAAGACTGGGGATATTCTAGGTATCTATCAGAATACTGGGTTTGCTACAGGTGAACACTACATACCTAGTCGAAAGTCCCTTTACTACAGAACTACTACTATTAACGGAGACCCTTCAGGTAGGTCTATACTCCGTAATGCTTATACTAGCTACGAGTACCTTAACAATATGCAGTCAATCGAGGCTGTAGGTGTTGAGCGGGAACTAGCTGGTATCCCAGTTGCTCGTGTACCTGCGGAGTACCTTTCCTCTGATGCTACGGACAATCAAGCTGCCTTCCTTAGTGAACTACAGACTATCCTACGGGATGTCAAGTTCAATGATCAAGGTTATATCATTCTCCCTAGTGATACCTACCCCGATAAGGATGGTGCCCCTACGAGTGAGCGTCTGGTAGATGTAGATCTTATGTCCTCTAGTGGCACTCGCAACATAGACATTGACCCAATCATTAGACGTTACCAGCATGACATTGCTCGTAGTGTACTCTCTGAGTTCCTTATGCTTGGTGGTGGTTCCAATGGTTCCTACGCTTTGTCTAAGAGTAAGACTGACCTATTCCTACGTGCCCTAGAGAGCTATATTACTCAGCTTGTTGACACGATGAATAAGCAGCTTGTTGAGCCTCTGTGGGAACTAAACAACCTAGACCCTAAGCTGATGCCTAAGTTGGTTGCTGGTGACGTTGCTCCTCATGATCTTAAAGAGTTAGGTTCTTACCTTCGTAATCTTAACGGTGCTGACATTAACTTGGCTGACCAACCTGAGATTGTTGATGCCCTCCTTCATAATGCTGAACTTCCTAAGTTGGATCGTGAGAAGTATGATGCGTCACTTGAGTTGGCACGTCAGGCTGCTATGGCCCCAACTAAAGAGGTTGTTGAGGTAGAGGCAGAAGATCAGGAAGAAGAGGAAGGCTAATGTATGATCCAGATACCCTCCCAACAGAGGATGAAATCAATAAAGCTGACAAACCCCTGAACAAACCTTTCCGATTACCTAAGGGTAGCTCAAAGAAGTTCGGAGTTTATGTCAAGGATGGCGACAAGACTAAGAAAGTTACCTTCGGTGATCCTAACATGGAAATCCGTAGGGATGACCCTAAGGCTAGGGCTAACTTCCGGTCTCGACACTCATGTGACACAGCAACAGATAAGACTAGCGCCCGATACTGGTCTTGCCGCATGTGGGAGAAAGGAACCTCTGTGGGACAAATGACAAAATCTGTAGAATCTCGCGGCGAAATTACCAAGATGGACGAAGAGCAGAGGGTTATCTACGGATATGCCTCTGTTGTGACTAAAGGTGGGGAGCCTGTAGTTGACCGTCAAGGGGATGTTATCAGTCCTGAGGTTATGGAAAAGGCTGCAACCGAGTTCATGCTTGGCGCTCGTAACGGCCTTACTATGCACAAAGGTGAGCCAACAACAACCATTGTTCACTCGATGCCTTTCACAAAAGAGGTTATGGACTCCTTTGGAATCAGTTCTGACCGAGAGGGGTGGATGATTGCCGTTAAGGTCCACTGTGATGAGACTTGGGAGGCGGCTAAGAAGGGTCAGTTCTCAGGCTTCTCTATCGGTGGAAAGGCAACCAAGCGTGAAATCTAAGACTTGTACATCTTGCAACGCGGATGCGTAAGGTTAAGCAGGCAACCCCAAAATGGCTCACTCTAGAACAAAAGAGAGATATAGAGAATATCTACTGGTTGGCTAAAGACCTTCAATCGGTCTCAGGCCAAACTTATCACGTAGATCACATTGTCCCGCTTAAAGGGCAGAACGTTTGCGGTTTGCATGTCCCCTGGAATTTACAAGTGCTGCCCTCAGACATTAACATGAGCAAAGGAAACAAACATGACAACCTTGCTTGAAAACCTACAGCTTGAAGAGGTTAGTTTGGTTGATACTCCAGCTAATCAAGAGGCGCTGCTTACGCTCTTTAAGCGACACCAAGAAAAGGACGTCGTAAAGATGACTGATGAACAGAACGCTAAGATTAAAGCCTATATGGAGAAGCACTCCTGCGGCAAGCCTGAAGCTATGAAAGCTATAGGTTACGACATGGAAAAGGCTGACGCTGATCCTAGTGCAGAACTTACTGCTGAGATTGAAACTCTTAAGGCTGACGCTGAGAAGCTCACCCAAGAGAACGAACGTCTCCGCAAAGGTCTGATTGACGAAGGCTATATTATTAAAGCTGAAGCTATCGAAAAGAAAGCTCCTGAGGAGTTTGTCGAGTACGAGGGTGAGAAGATTAATAAGGCTGATATTCCAGCACCAATCCTTAAGGCTCTTGAAGCTGCTGAGATTGAGAAAGCTGATATGGCACTGACTAAACGTGCTGAAGAAACCCTGCCACATTTCGCTGTAGATGCTGCTAAGGGCCTTCTGTTGGCATTGTCTAAGTCAGACAACCAAGAAGAACTCGAAGCTGCTCTCAAGGCTGCTGATACTGCCCTTTCAGATAAGATGGAAGAGGTTGGTAAGTCGGATGTAGATGGTAGCTTTGCTTCCGCTAACGACAAACTAGAACACATGGTTAAGGCTCACATGGACGAGAACAGCCTGACCAAGAAGGATTACGCCAAGGCTTATGCGGCTGTCGCTAAGACCTCAGAAGGTAAATCCCTTATCGCACAAGTCTATAAAGGAGACTAACTAATGGCTACTATGCAATCGCGTGATAACCTCACCTTTGTATCTGGAGAAAACCTCTCCACTGCACAATTCAAATTCGTAACTCTTGAGGCTGACGGTAAAGTTGATCTGGCTGACTCTGCTGGTGAAAACTGCATCGGTGTCCTTACTGTAGCAGAGGAAAACAATCGCGCTGTTACTGTCACTGTGTCAGGCTCCGTTATTGTCGAAGCTGGTGGCACTGTAACTAATGGTGGTGCTGTCGCTACTGACGCGACTGGTCGTGCTGTAGATGCAACTTCTACTGACATCATCATGGGCTACGCTCGTGAAGCTGGTGTTGTGAACCAGAAGATTGAAATCTTTTTGATCCAAGGCGGCAACGCTTCTGCGTAACCTAATTAAAGGAAAATAATACTATGCCTATGTTGACCCCTTCTCAGGTACACCTTGATGTGCCTTTGACTAACCTTACTGTTGCTTATGCTCAGAGCCTCGATAACTTTGTTGCTAACCGAGTTTTTGGTACTGTCTCTGTAGATAAGCAATCTAATAAATTCTACAAGTATGACCGTGAAGGTATGCGTCATGGGGACGTAAAAGTTCTGGCACCTCGTACAGAAGTTAATCGCGTCGGTATGACCATCTCGAATGACAACTACTACGCTGAAGTTCGTGGCCTTGGTATGGACTTTGATGAGCAAACTCTTGCTAACGAAGACACTATGCTGGAGTTCCGTTCTCAGGGTGCTAATACCTTGATCGAGAAAGTCCTTATTGACCGTGAAGTTCGTTGGGCTGACACATTCTTCAAGACTGGCGTCTGGGGTACTGAGGTCGCAGGTGATGCTTCCGGTTCCGTTGGTGCTGGTGAAGTTGTTTACTGGTCGGACTACACGAACTCTACTCCAATCGTTGACATGACTAACGCTCGTCGTCAGATGCAGCTTAAGTCTGGCGGCTACAAGCCTAACTGTATGGTCGTCGGTAAGGAAGTCCGTGACATCCTGATTAACCACCCTGACATTCTTGCCCGTTTGAATGGTGGCTCTACAGTCTCTAACCCTGCATTGATCACAGATGCTAAGTTGGCTGAAATCTTTGAAGTTGAGCAGTTCCTCGTTATGGAAGCTGTCTACAATGACGCTAAAGAGGGTATTGCAGATAACTTTGAATTCATCGGTGGTAAACACGCTATGTTGGCCTACAAGCCTTCTTCGATGGGCCTTAAGACACCAGCTTCGGGCGCTATCTTCACTTGGGACTCAATCCCCGGTGTTAGTGGTCTGGGTATCACAGTTGAATCCTTCTCGGACGATGCTCTGAAACGCCAGCAGGTTGCTGAGATGATCCAAGTTAAGTGTTCGGATGACATGAAGGTTATCGGTGCTGACTTGGGCTACTTCTTCAAAGACATTGTAGCTTAATAGTTACTTACTAATGGTGGACCCTGAGCTTAGGCTTGGGGTTCAACCCAATTATAATATACCGTAACAGATATAATTAGGAAACATTATGCACCCTACATACCTTGGGTTTCAGGTTGACTGGCCCGTATTCGTGAAGAACACCTTTAGTGCTGCCAATAAGAATTGGACTAGAGGAGAACATTTTAATTGGCAAGAGCGTCGGTTAGATCAGTATAAGATTTATACCATGTATGCCGCTGGTTATTTGTATCACAACACAGAATTAGAGAAAGAGAATAAGGTTGGCGACAGACTCAGTGAGATGAACTCTGAGCAACTGCTTACTATGGTAACTCTCCTTAATGGTGTAGTCAAGAAGAGAACTTCTACTGCACAAGAGTTCCAAGACAAGCGATGCCGACAGTCTAAGATTGACGATAAACAGCGTGGCCTAATTCGCTCGTGGCTCCGTAAGAATACTTGGGTTGAGGATGACTACTACAAGTTCCGAGATCAAGTGCTAAAAGATTAATAAATTAGGAGACCTGATATGGAGAAGCGTTGCTCTAAGTGCGATACTGTTAAAAGTTTCGACTCTTTTCATAAGCACAAAGGCAAACCTCACGGTCTCGCTAGGTGGTGTAAAGAGTGTGCCATCAGAAACGCTAAAGAGTGTTACGATAGGCGTGACGCAGAAGATAGGCTTAAAGTTAAGAGAACGTGGCAGGACTCCAACAGAGATCGTGTTAACGCCTACAGCAGACGGTGGCGAAAAAGTAACCCCGATAAACACGCTGCTGCGCAAGCCAAACGGAGGGCCTACAAACTTCAAGCGGCACCCCCTTGGTTAAACGGCCCTCAAAAAGCCCATATACTTAGAACTTATGAACTTGCTAAACTTATGACGGAAGTTACGGGTCAAGAATATCACGTAGACCATATCTTACCGCTAAAAGGGGAAAACGTGTGTGGTTTACACGTACCTTGGAATCTTCAAGTTTTACGTGGAGACTTGAACAGAAAGAAGTCAAATTCTATGGAGGGCAATTAAATGTGGTCATATGACCCGACAGACTTAAATACGACCACAGCTTCAGGTCGCCTAAACACTGTACGCTACTTAGTTGGTGATAACGATACAGACAACCAGCAAGTGCAGAACGAAGAGATTAACTTTTCTCTGTCTGAATCTAATAATAACGTGTATATAACAGCCTCTCACGTA